AGACAATACTCTCAACGTTATTAAGCATTTTAATAATTTTAATTCAGTATAAACTCTAAATACGTGTAATAAGATTAATAATAATATTATAATATTTAAAACAACAACAAAGGAACTTAAATGAATATTAATACATTTATCGATATATCTTCAAATCTTCCACCACACATTGCTGTTTTAATGAGAGGCAGCACAGGTATTGGTAAGTCAGCTATTGTTAATCAAATTAGCGAAAATATTGGTTTACCTTTAATAGATGTTAGAGGATCAACAATGTCTGAAGGTGATACAGGCGGTTATCCAGATATCGAAGGAATGAAGAAAAATGGAGTAATGACATTCTGCATGCCAGCTTGGTTCGTTAGAGCATGTAAAGAGCCTGTTGTTTTATTTTTAGATGAATTAAATAGATCTTTACCTGCAGTTCAACAATCATTCTTTCAAATTGTTTTAGACAGACAGTTAGGTAATGATGAAAACGGTAATCCTTACAATATACATCCAGAAACTAGAATATTTGCTGCTGTTAATTTTGGATCTGAATATGATGTCAATGAAATGGATCCTGCGCTTTTAAGGAGATTTTGGACTGTTGATATTAAGCCTGATATTGATGTGTGGATTAAGTGGGCTATTAGCAGTAATATCGATAACTTAATTGTAGAATTTCTCAGGACTAGATCTACAAACTTTGCACCTGATCCTTCTACTATTGAACCGGGAAATGTTTTTCCAACTCCTGCTTCATGGACAAGATTAGATGAAGCACTAAAGTACACAAACATTAACTTAGAAGAAGATGGAAAGCAAAACAAAGCTCTGATTTATAATATTGCTGCAGGCTTTGTAGGTATACCGGCAGCTATTGAATTTTCTGACTATGTTGAAAAATACGAATCAAATATATCACCTTCAGATGTACTAAACAACTTTGATAAAATTAAGTCTAGACTACAAAGTATGTCAAACGACAGGCTTAATCTTCTTATTGAAAGACTAGCAGAAGACGGAAGACAAAATGACTGGACTGTTTCTCAAGCTGAAAATGCTGCAAAATTAGGTAAAATGATTAGTGAAGAAATGCTAATTCATATGTGGGGAAAGATATCTGAAACTAAAAATCTTAAAACAATTCAAAACTTTCACAAGTACATTGGAACATACTTGGTTAATGTAGTTAACTCAAATAAAGATTTGTTAAAATAATATTGTCCATAACGTGTAAATAAATTATTTATGATTTATAATAATATCAAGGAGGAATTATGACTAATCAAACAACTTCAAATGGTATTAGAAAAAAAATTAAAGTTTCTCAAGAAAAAATTGACAACTTTAGTCTTCAAAAATATTTAGTCAATTTACTATGGGACGAGCCATTTTACAGTAGAATTCTACGAAGTTTAAATAAAGTTGAGTCGACTGATATTCCTACTGCTGGAGTCTTATGTAAAGACGGCGAAATTACAATGTGGTGGAACAGAGAATTTTTAGCTTCACTAAAACCTTGTGAAGTAAAAGGATTGTTAAAGCATGAATGCCTGCATCTAGTATTTAAACACACTTCAGATAGAAGAAAGAATCCATTTATTCTTTGGAATTACGCAACAGACTTGGCAATTAATTCTATTATACCGCGAAATGAGTTACCTGAAGGCGGCTTAGTTCCAGGTGAAAGATTAGATCATCTTACTGATGAAGACAAATTAGAAATGAAGTCTGATGACATAAGATACTATGAAGAATTATCTAGTTTAATAGAAAGTTTACCTAAAAACAAGACTTCTGAGTTTTATTTTGAAAAGCTTATTTCAAATCAAAGTATTAGAGAACATGCTGAATCATCAGGAGACGATTCTGGTGAAAGTGGCGGAATAAAAATAGGCTTTGATGATCATGACGGTTGGGATGAAATGTCTGATGATGAAAGAGAAATGATGAAAGAAAAGTTTGGTCAACTTCTTAAAGATGCTGTTGAAGAATCAAACGTTAAAGGTTGGGGTTCAATATCAGCTGAAGTAGCTATCAAACTAAATCAAATGGTTTCAAATGAAATAAAGTGGGAAGATATACTTAAAAGATTTTGTGGATTTACTAGAAGAGATGACAGGCTTTCTTCAAACAAGAGACTAAATAGAAAATACCCAGGAATTCACCCGGGAACAAAAAAGATTTACAAGCCAAGAATTGCTGTATACGTAGATGAGAGTGGTTCTATGAATTCAAGAGTATTAGAAAAATTTTACGGAGAGCTAAACTGTTTAAGTTCGAGAACAGACTTTTACATGTACAAATTTGATTCACGAGTAGATAGTGAAAACGGATTCTTGTGGAAAAAAGGAAAGAGGTTAAATATACAAAGATCAATGTCTGGTGGCACATGTTTTGAATCTGTAACTAAACATGCTAAGAAAAACAAAAAAGATTTTGACGGCTATATTATTTTTACAGATGGCTGTGCAGCTAAACCTTCTATATCACATGGAATTAAAAGATGCTGGTTAGTATTACCAGACTATGAACTTGCATTTAAAAAAGATAATAAAGATATATTAATTCAAATGAAACATTAGATTAACAAAGGAACAATATGTTATACCATTATAATGGTGATACTTTTAAGCTTGAAGACAAAAACGGAAATATTAAATTATACCATAAGGCTGAAAACAAATGGTCTTCAGGCTGGACATACATAGGAAATTTTAAAAATATAGATAAAGCACAATCTGCTGCAAGGCAATACACAAATTAAAAAACAATCAAAGAGGAAATCAATGAGAAAAGAAAGATATAAGTTTACGTTACAGCATCACGGCTTAAGGGATTATGATGTTGAAAAAGTCAGCTACGTATTTGAAGCTTCTTCTGCTAAAGATGCAATTAGAAGAGTTAACAGGATTTACAAAAGAGCAGAGGACTCAGGAACTAGACTATCTTATTACGCAAAACAATTTCTAGAAGCTGTAGCAATATCAGCTGAAACTGATTTGCTCAATCCTTAAAAAAGGTACTACATGTACAGAAAAATAATTTATAAATTCTTAGACAAGATGAACGAAACAACATCAGTCAATGAAAAAATTGATATAATGATGAGTTCAAATAAACCTATATCTAAAACTTTATACTATACATATAACAAGTTTATGAATTATGGTGTTACACCAAAATTACTAGAAAAAAGAAAAGATCTTTGCAACAAAAATACTAAGTTTAAAGAAATTTCTGATATGTTTGTTTTGCTTGATTCTTTAAACTATAGAATGTTAACAGGGCATGATGCAATAAAAGAAATAAATGGTTTTTTATTTCACAATAACGACTTAAAGGAGATACTTTATCTAATACTAGAAAGAAATTTAAAAATTAGAGTTTCTTCTAAGCTTATAAACAAAGCAATTCCTGGGTTAATTCCAGAATTTAATGTTGCTTTGGCAAACAAGTATAACGATAAAACTAAGAAGAAAGTAGACTTTAAGAAAGATGTTTGGTATGTATCACGAAAACTCGATGGTGTTCGTTGCCTTGTTGTGGTCGACGAAAAAGGAAAAGCAACTTCATATTCAAGAGCAGGAAAACAATTTCATACGTTATCCTTGGTAGAAAAAGAAATAGAAAAGTTAGGTGTTAAAGATGTAGTTTTTGATGGAGAAATGTGTATAGTAAATGAAAATGGTGATGAAGACTTTCAAAGTGTAATGAAAGAAATTTCTAGAAAAAATCATACTATACAAAATGGTTTATTTCAAGTTTTTGACTATATTCCTTACAACATGTTTAGTAAAGGTCATGGTAACACTGTTACTTTCTCTCAGAGGACTTTAACATTACACAGGCTGCTTTTAGATAATAAACTAAATTATATTAAGTTTCTAGAACAAATTCCTGTTACAAGCTTTGAAGAGCTAGATAGCTTATCTAATACAGCAGCTTCAAAAGGATGGGAAGGCTTGATGATAAGAAAAAGTGATATTTACAAAGGAAAAAGAACTAATGACATTTTAAAAATTAAAACTTTTCATGATGATGAATATAAAGTTGAAGGATTAAACTTTGGCCCTTTTAGATATGTTAAAGAAGGAAAAGAAGTTGAAGAAGAAATGTTAACTGCTGTGCTAATTAAACATAAAGGTAATACAGTTAACGTAGGTAGTGGATTTACTATAGAACAAAGACAAGCTTATTTCAAACAGCCTTCTTCAATTCATGGTAAGATAATTACAGTTCAATACTTTGAAGAATCTCAAAACCAAAACGGTGATTATTCTTTAAGATTTCCTGTTATAAAGGCTATACATGGAGAAAAAAGAGAAGTTTAATGTAGGCGATTTATGTTTGTATTATGATATACCTGTAGTAGTATTAGAAGTAACTTTTAGATATACTTCGATAAATATTATAGGCACAACTAGAGAAGGAAAATACTCTTATCTTTGTCTGTTTAATAATGGTGCAGATCATGTAGTAGAATCTTCTTTAAGGAAAATATAAATGGTAAAATTGAATAAGATAAAAAATGAAAATATTTAAAACTGGAGACTTGGCTCTTTATAAAACAAATTCATCTAGCGAAGGAACATTATGTATTGTGTTAAGCGTTTTATTTACAGACTATGACTCATCATATAATAAAGGTCAAGGTGGTTCCATATATTTTAGCTGCTTAATTGACAATAAAATAGAAACTATATGTGACATGTGGCTATCTCATATAAAATAACAAAACCAGCTTTTGCTGGTTTTTTAGTATTCGCAAAAAGATTTTAGTTTTGA